CCTCCCACCGAGTATCTTTGACACTCATTGAGAACCCTACGCCAATCGGGAAAGTGTTTGTTGATAAGTTCGGCAAGTACTTTTTTATCAGCCTCAACCCGTTCTTGCTCCAATATGTAGTTAATTCTAGAGAAAAACTTGGCAGCGATTCCTTGCTTTTCTTTTCCATTTACTGAAAACTCAACGACAGCACAACGACTATGGAGTGGTTCGATGATCTTATTCTTATAGTTGCAGGTGAAGATAAATCTACAGTTTTTGGAGAACTCCTCAATACTCGCTCTGAGAAGGAGTTGTACATCGGGAGTGGTATTGTCTGCTTCATCGATGATGATAACTTTGTGTTTCGACTGACTCGTGAGAGATACCGTAGACGCAAAGTTCTTGGCATTATTCCTAACAGTGTCAAGAAAACGCCCCTCATCCGATCCGTTAATGACATAATAATCTGCCCCTAACTGATTACATAAACATTTAGCAACAGTAGTCTTTCCAATACCTGGAGGACCAGAAAGAAGCATATTAGGAATCTCACCCTTAGATAAAAAATCCTGAAACATCTTCTTAGTGTTTTCAGGTAAGATGCATTCTTCAATTTTCTGTGGACGGTATTTTTCAACCCAGATAAAGTCACTCATGATATAGAATCAATCCAAGGAATATTAATCTCACTCAAATTTAAATTAATAGCAATTGTAGTTTTTCTACTATCACTTTTAATAATGGGAGATCGATGTATTATGTGCGATGGAAATATTATAACATCTCCTTCAGAAACATTCAACTGAAATGTTTTCTTTTTTTCAATATCGACAAACTCTGTGCTATGTTTTTGATCATCCAATTCCAAAAAATATGACATAGAAATAGTTGAATTTCCATGTAAATGCCATCCATGAGAATCTCCAACGTAATATTGTTGAAACCAAAAACTTGAGATAGAAAAATTCGTAACCCAATATTTTTCACATATAGATTTTCTTAAATATTCAGCACCATCATTATTGGTGAATATACCCATATATTCACCTCTCTTGTTTGGATCAAAAAAATCAGTTTTAGTTATTTTATCTGGACATTCTCCAATTTGCTCATACTGATCAATAAAACCCAATATAGATTCCTTTATCTCATTATGAGATTGAAGCGTATGTTTCCAAACTAAATCAAGACTCATAATTAAAAATTGGATCAATTGGATTAATTTTATCCATATTAGGATAATTAAGATTTATATTAATACCAATAGTAGTTTTTCTAATATTACTTCTAATAAGTGGTGCTCTATGTATAATATGTGATGGGAATATTAAAACATCACCTTCAGAAACTTTAGGTTGAAAAGTAGTATTTTTTTCAATATCAATAAATTCAGTACCATACTCTAAATCAGGTATCTCTAAAAGATATGCCATAGATATATTTGATTTACTATGCATATGCCATCCATCATATTCATTAAAATGATATTGATGAAACCATACATAATCTACATCAAATGAACTAGCCCAATACTTATGACAAATTTCATCAAATAATGAATGTGCATTTTCAAAGAAAAGTGGAAAATAACGTGCAGGTTCTGGATCAAAGAAATCAGTTTTTTTACAAACAACACCAGTAGTTGCATCAGAACCTTCTGGGCGTTTTTCTCTTACCTGTTCATAGTTATCAATTATCTCTAAAATTTTAGGTTTTAAATAACTATGAGATTCTAAAGAATGAACCCAAACAGAATCCATACTCATAATCTTCTAGCATTACCACATCTTTTAGCAGTAGGATATTGTGCATCAAATATTTTACCAGCATAAACTTGGTTATCTGCTTGCACAATAGCCTTATGGTATTTGGTTCCTGTGGTAGGTAATCTATATGTTACTTCCCAATTTGCCATGATTATCAAAAAGTAGAATCAGGTTCTAAAGCAATATAATACTTTAAATTATAGTTACTATTAGTAAACTCAGAAAGTAACTTAGAAGATACTACGACATCATAAGAACCAGGTATGATTTTAATATTCTCAACCTTAAAATTGAAACTAAACTCCTTATCAGTTTCCCCTACATCAACAGCATAACTATTTGATGTATCATTCTTCTTATCACGAACAACAATTTTAACAACACCTGCTTCACCAACAACACAAAGATCTGGTAGTTGATATACTGCTGCTGCCTTAAGCAACTTATCTAAAGCAGTACTTTCCAATTGAAAATGTACATCCTCAGATGGTAAATTAATCTGCTTATCTGGTGGAGAAATAATAACCTGTGGATCTGCAAAGAAATATCTTACCCTACGTCTACCTTCACGAATTGTAAGATAGGATTCCTCGGTAAAATCCATATCAGGATCTTGATGCAAACTCAATCCATTTAAAAACTGATTCAAATCATAGATGCCAAATTGTCTAGGAAACTCTTCGTCTATATTTGCTTCTGCTAGAATATTTTTAGCAACAGAAATAGTGCGAAGTTGGTTGCCTTCTTTTACAAGAATAGAATTGTTAATTCCAGCAAAGTTCTTAAGAACAGTTAAAGTTTTTTCAGAAAGTTTCATAACCACGAGTAGTTGTCTCTTTTAATTGCCCACTGAAGTGATAAAGTAGGAGTGTATAGTGTAGTGCTTTTAGTATATCACGTTTTGCTTGTCCTTTCTTATCATAGCGACTCAAATACTTGATTGCATTAGAACGACAGAAAGATTCCGCATCGCCAACTGACTCGATAAGATCAAGTGTCTGGACGTTGTTTTCTTTGGAAGTATAGTGTCCACCATATGTTGTGGAGATATAATCCTGAAGAGCTTTGATAGATTCATCTTCTTTATATTTTCTAGGATTGTCCGTTTCTATTCCAGGTGTTGGTTTCTCTTCCATACCACCAAATGTAACAGTCTCAAAATTAGAGGTATCAATACTTACATCGCTATAATTAGTAGTATCAACCCAATAAGAAGAAGTATCTGCTGATGCTGTACTCAATCCAATAGGATCTACAACAAAAGAAGAATAATCAAAATCGGGCATTTGGATATTAATCGTGTCATCAAGATTTGCACTTGTAATTACAGGATCATTCCAATCAGTATCTTCTGTATCTGCTTTTGGTTTTGGATCATATTCATCACTCTCTTGTGGGGTGACTCTATTATCGTCAGTCATCTTATCATCTCCATAAAGTTCATCGTAAAGTAAAGCCCAAGCATTCATAACAGCATTATATCAAAGTAAAGTGATTTAGTCAAGTTAAAATTCTTGAGATGGGGGTGGTAAATTTGTTGGTGGTGGGGGTGGATACATACCACCTTTATAAAAAATAATATTATCATTTGCAGGTACTACTTTACCATCAATAGTTATTTGATGAAAATTAAGAGACATAGAAACTCTTTCAGTATCAACTAAAAATGGATATACAGCATGCCATAAGAATGAAGGAAACATATACATCATACATTCTTTTGGGTTAACTATAATATGTTGATCCAAATGCATAAATTCCAAACAACTAGATGCCTTAGCACTAAAAGTTGATTTATTCCTTTCATCATCAAGTTCTTCGGGTATTTTTATAAAAATTACAACACTTACTACTCCACCATGATTATGCATTGGATTAAATTCACCTTTCTTTTGAAAATTAACCCAAGGTCCTTCACCTAAATCATAAGCAATTTCAGATTTTTTATAATCCCACTCTTCTAATTCTTTATTACATATTTCATTTATTTGATTAATTCTTTTATGCTTTTCTACCAAATAATTAACTATATGAGGATCTAAAAATTTAGTAAATTTTTGTGGTTCATATGGAGCATACCTTTGTTGATCTATATTACCAACTAATCTACTTCTAGCATCTTGTGCTTTCCTACAATCTTCTAGACCATCAAGGAGGAATTGGTGAAATTCCCCCGATATATCTGTCGTATAAATGAAAGGTCCAAATGGAAAAGTAATCTTATAATCATTCATATTTAAACTTCCTCAGTTGGTAATTGAAAATCTGCATCTACTTTATCATACAACTCAAGGAATGCTTGCTTTGTCTCATCATCGAAACGGTTGATGCAAACTTG